GGTGGTTATGTTTCTAAAAAGATAACAGGCGCAGAATTAAAAAACAGTAGCTTAATATTTACAACTAATAGCACTTACAACTTTAGTTTAGTAGATGCGAATAAGACCGTGTTTTTGGCAGATGCTACAAGCGTAATTGCAAGAATACCTAACAACACTTCAGTAGCTTTTGATATAGGAACACGGATAGAACTAATACAAAACGATAGCGGAAGCGTTCAAATAGTACCTGTAAGCGGTGTAACATTAAAAAGCGAAGGCGCAAAAGATAGCTTGTCAGCGCAGTATTCACAAGCAACACTATTAAAAACAGATACGAATACTTGGTATTTATTCGGTGAAATAACAACATAATAAAATGGCAAATACAATAGATTGGGGAAAAGCAGCAGTAAATAATACGCTTGGCTTTGGTCAAGCTGCTAAAAATAGTACGCTTGGCTTTGGAGAAATAGAGGCGGCATCCTGGAGCGGTGAAACTAACATAACAGGAACGCCAAGTACGCCAAGTTTTCAAAATTTGAAGTCAATAGCTTTAGATGGTGTTGATGACAGAGTACAATTAAGTAGTGATTTTACAGCATCAGCAGAATTTACTGTTTCGTTTTGGATGAAACCAACTGCGTTTGGTGTTAATGGTTCGCAATATGTTTTAGGTCAGTGGGGTGTAAATCCTAACAATATTAAACTTGACCAAGCAGGACAAATACATTTTAAGATAGGCGGTACAGGTTTAATTATTAGTGAAGCGGCACAAGGTGGTAGTAATAATCTTGTTTTAAATATTTGGCAACATCTTTTGTTTGTAAGAGATAGTAGTAATAACATTAAATGTTTTAGAAATGGCGTTTCGTATGGTAGCACAAGCGGTTTGTCTAATACAAATACTTTGACTTATAATAGTATTGGGCGTGTTATTACAAACACATTTGGCTTTAGCGGAGGATTGGACGAAATAGCCTTTTGGAATAGTGACCAAAGCGCAAATTTAAGCGCAATTTACGGAAGTGGCGTACCTACTTCATTAGCTTCGTACTCTCCTCTTCATTGGTATAGATGTGGAGATGGTGATGTCAGTCCGATTCTGACAGATAATGGAAGTGGAGGTAATGACGGAACAATGACTAATTTCAGTACATTCTCAACAGACGTACCAACAATACCATTTTCAACAAAGAGTATAGCATTAGATGGTGTTGACGATTTTGTAACTTTTGGCAATATGTCAAGTTTTAGCGGTGCTACACAATTTACTTTTAGCGGTTGGTATAAAATGAATGTAAAACCTGCAACAGACGGCTTATTTGATGTTCATATAGACAATAACAACTTTTTTAACATCTTGCCTTTTAGCAACGGTGTAATGTATATTCAATTTAAGGTTGGTGGCACACTTTCTTTTGCCCAAATAAATTACAACTCTTTAATAACGCAAGGTCAATATTTTCATATTGCAGTAGCTTATGACGGTAGTCAATCAACAAATTCTACAAAATTAAAAGTTTACATAGATAATGTTAATATTTCGTTTGGTTCAAGTGGCACCTTCCCAAGTAGTTTATCAAGCGGTACAAACGATGTGAGAATAGGAAGTCTACAATATACTACTGCATTGCTTGATGGAAACGCAGACGAATGCGCAGTATTTACCACACAACTTTCTGCAAGTGATGTAACTACTATATATAATGGTGGTGTGCCTAACGACATATCAAGTCTATCGCCATTAAGTTGGTGGAGATGCGGAGACGGTGATACGGCGCCAACATTGACAGATAATGGTTCAGCAAGTAATAACGGAACAATGACAAACTTTACAACTTTTAGCACAGATGTGCCAACATAAAAACGAATAAAAAAATGAGTACAAGAATAGCAGACACTTACGCAATAATAAACATTGCAGATTTATCAAACATCGACTTCAGCCAAGTAGGCGAAACTGACGAAAACACGATACGTAAAAGTTTAGACGAAACACAGTTTGTTTTAAAGTGGAATACAGAACCTACTTTTATAACTGACGGTACGGTTGTACCTTTACAAACTTTAACGCACGAAGAAGCTTTAGTGCTTATGGCTTCATCAGAATGGTCTGAACCAATGCCTGTAGAATAATGCATACGAAAGTTTTAGCAATATTATATTTTGTGTTTGGCTACATTGCAGCTTTCGGAATGGTCTACGATAATACTTTTCACGTAAAGGCTATTGGTTGCTTTCTTGCAATTTACCTAACATACCAACTTACAGAACAACTTGAACAATGAAAACGCAGTTATTAATATTACAACTAAAACTAAAGGCTTACTCTATGCAGCTGCTTGCTATTATTTCATCTTTTTTTATGCCTATAAGCGGCATACTTATTCTTATCGGTGTTTCTGTAATTGTTGACACTATCACAGGCGTTTGGAAATCTAAAAAATTAGGAACGCCAATAACTTCTAGAAAGCTCAGCGCAGTAATTTCTAAGATCCTGCTTTATGAGGTTACCGTAATGCTATTTTATTTGATTGATTACTACATTATCAACGACATAGTGTTAACATTTTTTAGCGTAGAGCTGCTAATAACAAAAATACTTGCTTTAGTTTTAGTAAGTATTGAGGTCATTTCTTTGAACGAAAATATAAAAGCGGTCAAAGGCATCGACATTTGGGATTCATTAAAGAACCTATTTGCAAGAGCTAAAGAAGTTACTCAAGACTTTAAAGACATAAATGCGAAAGATAAATAAAATCGTCATCCATTGCACAGCGACGCCTGAGGGCAGAGAACATGACGTAGCTGACATTACTAGATGGCATAAGGCTAGAGGATTCAATACAATAGGCTACCATTTCCTGATACATATTGATGGAACAATAGAGCGAGGTCGCAGCATAAAGAAGCCAGGCGCTCATACATCCGGGCAGAATCAGGATTCTATAGGAATCGCATACGTGGGAGGCATGACTAAAGACATGAGCAAAGCAAAGGATACACGAACAACAGCGCAAAAGGATTCTTTAATAAAACTAATGATTGAATTGATTTATAAATACAACGCAGATATGCAGATTTTTGGCCACAGAGACTTCGCCAATAAAGCCTGCCCATCATTCAATGCAAAGCTAGAGTATGCGAATTTATAGTCTTATTTGCGTTTTAACGCTATTTAGTTGCTCTGCGAACTATCACTATAGGAAGGCGCTTAAAAAGGGCTTAGAACCTCTTATTTCAAGCGATACGATTAGAATAGCAACTATTGATTCAATTCCTATTGTTGTTCATGACACAATAGTTTACGAAAAATACTTTTCTAGCAAAGATACGATAGTACATTACGAGAATGTTTTTGTGCCTAAAACAAGATTAGAAACACGAATAGAATACAAGATACACAGAGATACTGTAAGGCTAGAGACAAGAGTCGAAGTACAGAGAGCTAAAGCGCAGAAGCAACCTAATTATTTTTGGTTAATTATCGGAGTTTGTGCGCTAGGCTTTTTGATGTATATTGCAGGAAGGATTGTAAATAAATTCTTATGAATAAAAGATACAGGTTAACAGTTGATGAGCAGCAATTAATATTCCAATACAGAGGCGTTAAGGCAGCAGCCGAGCAGGCAGGCGTAGATGTTGAAAGCGTCAAACATGGATGGCTTAAAACAAAAGATGCTAGTCTATTCTTTAAAAACCCATTACATAAAGACGAATCACAGAAGCAGCTAGAGGAACTTAGTAAACAACTTATAAAAGATTTAAAACAATTTGCGCCTGTATATCCTGAGATAAAAAGAAAGCTAGGAAAAAAGGAACATTTGCTAGTCCTGGATCCTGCAGATATTCACATAGGCAAATTAGCAGATTCATTTGAAACAGGAGAAACATATAACAACCAAATAGCTGTAAAGAGGGTTAAGGAGGGCGTACAAGGCATTTTAAACAAAGCGCAAGGTTTTCCTATAGATAAGATTTTATTTATCGGTGGTAACGATATTCTGCACATAGATACGCCAAAGAATACAACTACAAGCGGCACAAATCAGGACACATCAGGAATGTGGTACAGTAATTTCTTAATAGCTAAACAGCTCTATGTAGATATTTTGTTGCAGTTAATTGCAGTCGCAGATGTGCATTTTACTTTTAATCCTAGTAATCACGATATGATGTCAGGCTTTTTTTTGGCAGACGTTATACAAACCTATTTCCAAAACAATAAAAATATCACATTTGATTGCTCTATAGCTCATCGTAAAGGCTACAGATACGGAAACAATCTCATAGGCACGACTCATGGCGATGGCGCTAAGCAGGCAGATTTGCCTTTGTTAATGGCTCAGGAATTTCCTATTGAATGGAGTAAAACAAAACACAGATACGTTTACACCCATCATGTTCATCACAAATCGTCAAAAGACTACGCAGGCGTAACTGTCGAAAGCTTGCGATCCCCATCAGCGACGGACTCATGGCATCACAGGAAAGGATTTCAGCACGCTCCTCAGGCTGTTGAAGGCTTTATACACCATTATCAAAACGGCCAAATAGCAAGGCTTACGCATCTTTTTTAAATAAAATTGTTAATTTCTTTTGTAAATTGTTCATAATTGAAATAATTGTTATATATTTGTAAGACAAATTAATTAATAACGCTTTAAAAAACACAAAATGAAAACAATTAAGAGAATATACAAAAACAAAACTTACACGCTAACCTTAAGAAATGGAGATTTAGTTAGCGCTATGGATAGCGAAGGATACCAAGTGACCAACTCTATAATATATCACGCTTTAACTTTTTTAATTTAATAAACAATTATAAAACCAACAGGCGCAGCAATGCGCCTTTTTAACACTTAAAAAATGAATAGAACAGAAAAATTAAAGCTTTTATTAGAGATTGAAGAGGCAAAATTTGTCTTTTATGAAAGGGTAAACGAAGCAGTATGGTCAAATCACTTTGGCTCAGGATTAGAATTTGATTCTATACGCAACAAAAACACGCATAACATAGAAATATGGGAAATGTGCATAGACAGATTAAACGAACGATTTACTAAACAACTTAATACACTTAAATAATGAAGGATACAATTTTAGGCGCTTTATGCGTATGCAGTTTAATAGTTATGTTTTATTACACACTTTTAATTTTTGGATAATGAGCAAGAAAATAGAAATAAGAAAACGATTACATGACATTAATACCTTTATGTCAACAGCAGACAATGAAACATTCCTCTGCGGAAAAGATGAATACGGTAAAGATTTTACCATGACGTTTAACACAATAGAGCTGCTTGAATGGCTAGATACTGATTACATGAAGCAGCAGGCCAAGAAATACATCAAAAGCTTATGATTGAAATAGAACACCAAGATGATGACATTGTAATATTTTACATTGGAGACGTTGCCTATCAGGTTGCAATAGAAACAGAGATAGGATCTGAGCAATATCCTGTAAGCTTTAATTCAATGAACGACGAGATAACATGGGCAGAATCAGATACAATATACTATACCGTTTTGCCTGATACATTGCTCCAGGATGGCAGAGAATATTCAGATACGAATCTTTGTAATAAACTAGAAAAACTTTTAAACGATGAATGACCCTTTTAAACTAGAATTTTGGGATAACTTTAATGACTCCCTATATTTTGATTACTTAATGCACCAAACAATGCTAAAAACATACAGAATAACGTACAAGACATATAAAGGAAGCGACACAAGCGCTCCTGTAAGCTATGCGATAAAATATGTCAAAGGATATAACAAACAGGATGCAAAGGCTGCATTCAACTTGTGGAAGGAATTAATTATAAAAATTGAGCAATGCGATTAATAGAAGCTATTTACTGCGCACTAATAACTTGGATATATGGAAACCTTAGATAAAAAGAAATTTATAATGTCAAATGAGTTTGATGATTTTGCTGAGATAATAGTTGATTACTTTAACCTTAGGTTAAAATCTAGAGAGCTGCCTTTAATGGATGTAAAGAACTACTTTATTCTATGGTGGTATGAAAATCAGCAAAATTTTATAAAATACAAAACAGCCACAAGCATGGGCAAGCTGCTTAATATGAATCACGCAACAATATTGCACCATATGAAACACAGGAAGCCTAGTTTAAAATTTAATTTACATACAAAAAACATTGAAGAGTTTGTTAATTCTTATGTTTTTATTTAGCTTTGTAATGTTGGTAGGACAATCGAATTTTTATAGTGTTACGTTAGTAAGTGTCTCCTACCCACCGAAAGCGTAGCACTTTTTTTTTAACTTAAATTTATGGCAGACAACAAGAAAAGCTTTTTACTCTACTGCGATTTAATTCATACCGTTAAGAAGCTAACGGATGAACAGGCAGGAAAGCTATTTAAACATACCCTAGAGTACGTTAACGACAAGGATCCTGTAACTGATGACATTATCACAGACCTATGCTTTGAACCTATCAGGCAAAGCTTAAAAAGAGATTTAAAGAAATACGAAAAAATTAGGCAAAAGAAAAGCGAGGCAGGTAAGAAAGGCATGGCCAAAAGATGGGGAAAAGATAACAGCGATAACAAGTGTTATAAACCTATAACAAAAATAACCGATAGTGTTAGTGTTAGTGTAAGTGATACAGATATATATAGGAGCTTCGCTCATTTGTCTATTTCTGTTGAGCAATTTAATAAGCTAAATAAAGATTATTCTCAGGATCAAATTAATTCAGTTTTAGAGGCCATAGAAAACTTTAAACAAAACACTAAATACAAATCATTATATTTAACTGCAAAGAATTGGCTTAAAAAAGAACCAAAGCTAGACGAAGATAAATTAACGCTAAAAGCGAAGAGGTTAGGATATGCTTAAAAAAGGACAACAATTAAAATATTTGCTAGACTATAGAGATGGCAAAATAAAGCAAGGTTTACAGCTAGATTGCGAGCTAGATAAAAACATAGTTTTCAAACCTAAGCAGCTCAATATAATTCTAGGGCATGACAACGTAGGTAAATCGTACTTTATATTTTGGTACTTTTTAACTCTAGCGCTAAAGCATGATTTAAAGTTTTGCTTATGGGCAGGGGAAAATAGCTACGGTCAAATCCTGAGAGACATGATTCAGATGTATACAGATACTCCTTACAATAGATTAAGCCACCAACAAATCACGAGCGCCTCTACGTTCCTAGAGCAATATTTTGATTTTGTAGATAACAGCAAACTGTACAAACCTGCAGAGCTGCTAGAGATATTTAGGCAATCAGATGCAGATGCCTGCCTAATCGATCCTTATACAGGCTTAGACAGAAAAATGGGTTACGAAGGAAACTACGAATTTTTAAATATGGCTAGGCAGTTTGTAAATGAAACAGGCAAGACTATTTACATAAATACGCATCCAACATCTGAGAGCGGAAGGGGAGGCAATATATTTCAAAAAGGCCATATGTGGGAAGGGCATTTACGCCCACCAATGGCTGCGCACATTGAAGGAGGCAAGAGCTTTTTAAATCGCTGCGATGACTTCCTAGTCATTCATAGGCTAGTAAAACACGAATCAATGAAATATATAACTTTGATATCAGTTGATAAGATAAAAGATACAGATACAGGAGGGCAACAAACTCTGCTAGACGATTATATCTTTTGCGAATTTAACAGCGGATTAGGTTTTACTATTGCAGGCGTTAACCCATTAAAAAACATACGATGAACTCACTAGAAATATTAAAAGCCAAGATAAACCTAAAAACTACATTAATAAAGTTTAAGTCAAGCTTAGAAGAACTGCGAGAAAAACACGAACACAGAACAGACTTAATTCAATCAATGCAGGAGAGCGCTAATGACATAGAGCATTTTCACAACGTTTTTTTGCAGTTTGAAGACGAATATTATTTAGAATGTAAGGCTAATATGCGCCATCAAATAATCATTGCAGAACATAAACACGAAATAGACAAGCTTAACAAGTTAGTTGAAAATTTAAAAAAAGGAATATGAAAGTATTAAACCTGTATGCTTGTTTAGGAGGCAATCGTTTGCTTTGGGATAATTGCGAAGTAACTGCGGTAGAATTAGACGAAGAACTTGCAAGACTATATCAAGAACGTTTTCCAAATGGCAAAGTAATTGTAGCAGATGCGCACCAATATTTATTAGACCACTATAAAGAATACGACTTTATATGGTCGTCTCCACCTTGCCCAACACATAGCAGATTTAATTATTCAATGAAAACTAATAAGGTTTGGAAAATGAAATACCCGGACATGAAGCTTTATGAAGAAATAATATTTTTAGATAATTGGTTTCAAGGTAAGTATTGCGTAGAAAATGTAATACCATACTATGAACCTTTAATACCTGCAAAAAAACGAGGTAGGCATTTGTATTGGACTAACTTTAATTTACCAAGCAGCATAGGAGAAAGAAAAAATCCGCAATTAAGCAGAGGCGCATCAAAAGACATTGTAAAAAGTTTATGTTCTTATCACGATTACGATTTTTATAAATACAAAGGAAAACAAGATATAAGAAAAATTGCAAGAAATTTAGTTGATTATGTTGCTGGTCAAACTATCTTCGAAGCTGCAAGAGGAATTATAGTAAACCAAAAAAACACGAATCAATCTAAACTATTTTAATATGAAATGCCCACAATGCAGCCAAGCTATAAATTGGCAAGAACAACACGAATACGAAGACTTTAATTTAGAAGGCGAAGGCATAATAAACGTACACAACTGCACTAACATAGATTGTAACGTTGAAGAAGTTTACATATTTCAAAAAGACGATGCCACGTTGTAAAAACTGCAAAGATAAATTCGAAGCCAAGCATTTTAACCAAAAATATTGCTTTAATCCTGAATGCGTTAAAGTGTGGGTAAAATCTGCAAAGCAAAAGAATTGGAAAAAAGAAAAAAAAGAATTAAAAGAACAGCTAGAAACCGTACAAAGTTTAACTAAAAAAGCTCAAACCTATTTCAATGCATACATCAGAGCAAGAGATAAGCATAAAAATTGCGTCAGTTGCGATAAGCCCCTGGGATCTAAATTTGACGCAGGCCATTACTACTCCGCAGGAGGTTTCGGTAGCGTCAGATTCAATGAACTTAATGTGCATGGTCAATGCGTTTATTGCAATCAGCATCTCCATGCTAACTTGTTAAATTATCAGATAGGAATAGAGCAAAGAATAGGAGGCGAGGCGCTTATAGAATTGCATTCCCAGGCGCATCAAGTTAGGAAATATACAAGGCAAGAACTCAGGGATATAATAGAAACCTACAAGAAAAAAACGAAAGAAATTAAATAATTTTTGTTATATTTGTAATACATATTTAAAATTCACACTATGAAAAAATCAATTATTGAGAGATTGGCAACAATCCAAAAGGAGCTAAAAGCTCCAAAGAATCAGTTTAACAAGTTTGGTAACTACAAATACAGGTCCTGCGAGGATATAATGGAGGCGGTCAAGCCTTTATTGAATGGCTTAGTATTGAATCTTACAGATGAGGTTAAGGAAGCAGCAGGCTATATGTATGTAGAAGCTACTGCAATGATAACAGACGGAGATAAAATGCAAGCTGTAAAAGCTCAGGCAGGAATCGATCCTACTCGCAAGGGAATGGATATTGCTCAGAGTTTTGGAAGCAGCAGCTCGTGTGCTCGTAAGTATGCTTTAAACGGTTTGTTTCTTATTGACGATACCAAAGACGCAGATACTACAAACACGCATGATAAGAAGGCAGCGCCTAAAAAGAAAAAGCTTACAGATGCTAGATTTAAAGATGCTATAAAAGCGCTCCAGGATGGTAAAGTAGAAAAGGAAGCTATTACAGGCAAGTTTGAATTAAACACAGCACAATTAAAAGCCTTAGAGTTATGTTAAAAATTAGATGTTCAGCTATTGGCAAGATAATGACCAACAGCAGAAGTAAAACAGAAACGTTAAGCAAGACTACTAAAACCTATCTGCAGCAGCTAGCTTTAGAAGAGGTTTACGGAATCCGTAAAGAGTTTTCAAGTAGATACACAGATAAGGGCAACCAAGTAGAGCGCTATGGCATTGATTTATGTCAGGATGTCCTGGAACTAGGTTTACTTTATAAAAATGATGATCATTTTAAGAATGATTATTTAACAGGTACGCCTGATGTAAACACAGATAAAACTTTGCTAGATATAAAAAGCAGCTACGATGGTACGACTTTTCCATGGTTTGCTGAGGATATACCAAACAAAGACTATTTTTATCAGTTGCAGGGTTACATGGCATTGACAGGCAAGCGTAAAAGCTTGCTTTGTTATTGCTTGTTAAATACTCCTGAGCAGATTGTTGAGGATGAGATAAGGCGAGCGCATTGGCAACATCATTTGATTGATGAAAGCGAAGAGCTGAGGGCAGAGGTTGAGGCAAAGCATAACTTTGATCATATACCTGCAAAAAAACGAATTAAAGTATTTGAAGTAAGATACGATAAGGATGTAATAAAAGCCATCTATGAGCGTATAGATGAATGCAGAGAATACTACGATAAACTAATCAAAGAACTATGGGCAGAGGAAAACTCGGAGACGAAGGCAAAGTAAAAACTATCAGCGTAAGGTTAAACTTACAAGATAAATGGGATCTAGTAAAAGTTGCTAGATTTCAGGGCATAACAACATCAGAGCTTATGCGCCAAATAATAAACGAATATCTAGATAAGCAAACGCATGGCAGTTAGATTTGAAAGTAGCAAGGATATAGAAAGGGAAAAAAAGGTAATGGAGCTTATTGCAAAAGGTCAAGATTATAAAAAGCTAGGCGACTATGATTTAGATTATTTGATAACAGGCAAGGCATACATAGAAATAAAAAACTACAACAATCCAAGCTCAAAGTATTCGAATTTTATTGTATCAATTATTAAGCTTACAAAGATGCAAAAGGCAGATAGAATTTTGCCTACATATTACTTTCTAAACTTTACAGATGAACTGTACTATATTAGATGTATAGATATACAGGGAAATGTAAGGTATGGCGGAAGGGAAAAAAGAGAAGGATCCACAAATGACCAAGAGTTACTTGTATGGATGCCCAAAGAACAATTTAAAATCTATAAATAAATGGAACATACAGAATGGAGAAAGGACAATGTAATTGAAACATACATAAGTTATAGCACAATATTTGACGAAGCATTTCATCAAACAAAAATTGAAATACCTGTAAGTTTCTTAAGGTGCATGCCTTTGTATAAATGGCAATACTGCCATGAAGTTTTAATGAAACAAGATGACCTTTGCGATGGTTCTTTTTCTTGTTTTTTGTTTGATTTAGAAAACCGTTTATTTTGCGCTTGCACATTAATAAATCTTGATTTTTTAGAAAAAACAGAAAGAAAAAAGTTAATTACTCTTTTTAAAAGAAAACTAAAAAAAGAAGAACAATATCACAATACCTATACGGAAAAAGAATTTTTAGAAGCAGTAAAAAAAATAAATAAATAAATAAATGGAACAGAAAAACAACAGTGGAGCAATCTTTAAAAACGATTACAAAAAAACGGAACAGCAGCCTGATTACAAAGGCAAGGCAATGGTAGATGGTCAAATGAAGGACATGGCTATGTGGCTAAACGAATCTAAAAGCGGAGTAAAATATTTCAGCGTTAAATTCTCAGAACCTTATCAGGAAGCAGAAGCTCCAAAGCAAAGCATACCACAGGATTTACCTGCAAATGATTTACCTTTTTAGTTAATTTGTAAACCAAATAGAGAGCGCTCAGAGATGGGCGCTTTTTTTTATTGCATTTTTTTATTATATTTGTTGCGAATGAATTTATATTGGTAATCAAACCATCTATTTAGAGAGGAATAGGTGGTTTTTTTTATGCACAACTTTCTGTTGATAAATGCGTCTTACAACTATTAGAAATAAATCACTACATTTGTTTAGATACTAATCATGAGATGGCTTTCAAAAGTTGCTGAATTGCATGACGACTACATTAGAATAGTCCAAAGCTTAGGCGAGGAGTTTTACGCTGAGGATATAGTACAGGAGATGTATATAAGGCTAACAAAATACTATAAGCCTTTTAAGATTGTAAACGAAGAGGGAAAGATAAACAAGAGCTACATCTATTTAGTATTACGAGCGATTGTCTGCGATTTAAGAGCAGAAAAAAAGAAGCTGCAAAAAGTACCGCTAGAATACATTGATAAGATGGGAGTAAATTACGAATACATATCCAAAGGCGAAGCGGAGTTTAATCTAGAACTCAGAATGCGTAAAGAGATGAATACATGGGAATGGTTTGACGAGTTGCTGTTTAAAGTTTACAGAGACTCAGGAATGAGTATGCGGCAGATAGCTGCAGAAACAGGAATAAGCACAAAGACAATATTCTACTCTATCAAGAAATCAAAAGAGAAGCTAAAGGAAAACATCGCAGAGGATTACGAGGATTATATAAAC